ATATATAAGGGTCATATGCACCCATAGCCATTTTTAAATATCTAGTAAATTTATTCCTATATTTGTAATCTGTTAGATTTTGATAAAGAGGCATACCATTAATCTTGATAGGATCATCATCAGGCAGTGACATAAATTCTTCAAGTGCCTTATATATTGGTTTCCAATTTACAATATAACTCATCTTTTCAAAAGTAAAACCCGGAGCCATCCAAGTTCCTTCTTTTGCATATTCTCGGGCTTCTGCAAATCCTCGGATTATCTCTGGTTGCAAATTATCAAATGCTGCCATATCTAAATGGGATTCTAGATCTAGATATGGTATTCCTCCGATTCCTCTTATCATTTTATTTTTTTCCTAACTTTTTAACAGATAATTACATTTATGAATTATGAATATTATTATAACAATGTACCCGGTGACGGGCTTTGTCGCAACAATCTTATTTACACAAGCTTAATAAGCACAGATAAAAAAACCTTTGTCCAATGGTATTTCAACGATGGAATATACCACAGGGGACAAAATGAAGTAGTTGATCCCGGAAAAATGGAAGAAAAATGGCAGAGAGAAGTTAAGTTTCTATCTATTATGAACAAACAATATCCGGATATAGTTCCGGAAATCCTAGATATAGACAATCAAAGCAAAAAGATTTATCTAAAGGTTGATGGAGTAGATTTTTGGGAGAGATCTGGATGCCTGCAAGAAAATTATGATAGCACATTGCCAGATTGGCAAGATCAAATGCTCGATATTGTAAAAGCACATCGTAGTTTAGGACTATACAAATATTCCATGCATCCTAGCAGTTATTTTATCATAGACGGTAAATTAAGAAGCATTAATTACTTCTTTACATATCACGAAACAGAACCACAAGTATCTATAAAAGATGTCGAAAGCCATATCTATAGTACCAGACAAGCAGAGCTTAAAAAGTATCTATCAGGTCTAGGAATAGAATGGGATAAACCGCAGCCGTTTGATAAATTACAGTTACTCTGTTGGGAAAGTTTTCGCACAAATTATCCTAGCGATTTTATAGAAAAAGTACAAAAGATCGTATAATGTTTTATGACCGGATAGACGAATTAGAGATAGAAAACAGTTCAATATGTAATGCTGCTTGTCCGCAGTGCGCTCGAGAATTTAGACCTAATGATCACAGTTGGTTTAAGCAGAGATATCTAACTAATAATTTTTTTATCGAAAGGATATCTGATCAAATATATTCCTCATTAAAGAGGCTTACATTTGCCGGAGTAGTAGGCGATCCATGCGCTAGTCCAAATTTTTTAGATGTGTGCCAGATAGCAAGAATAAAAGCACCGCAAGCATCTATTACTATCTCTACTAATGGTGGAATGAAAACTATAGAATTTTGGAAAAACCTAGGTCGTGTATTAAAAAATACAGAGCATGTGGTATACTTTGCTATCGATGGGTTAGAAGATACTAATCACCTCTATAGGAAAAATGTTAATTGGAACAAAGTAATGGAAAATACCGCTGCGTTTATAGAAGCTGGTGGAAACGCACATTGGCAGTTCATAGTTTTTAAACACAATGAACATCAGATAGAAGAAGCTCGCGATTTAGCCAAAAAGATGGGTTTCGTAGAATTTGTAGCAAAACAAAGCCATAGATTCTTAATAGACGATGCATTTAATCTAGAGCATATACTAGAAAACGGTGATAAACTTATGCCAACTGATTTACCGGAACACAGACACAAATTGCTTTCGGAAAATAGGAATCCAGATATTCTCGCATATCTAGGCGATCTAGAGAATAGCAAAATAGATTGTTATTCTGCTAACAGGAGAACTGTTTATATAGATGCAGCTGGACTTGCCTATCCTTGCTGCTATATAGCAGGAAATGTTTTCTTATTAGATGGATTAAATGTCAAAATGGATGACGGATGGGATCGCCTGTGGACTTTGGAAAATAAAGATAAGATAAATCTATATAAAAACGATTTACAAGATGTAGTAAAAAGCGATTTCTTTTTAACGATAAAAAACAGTTGGGATAAGAGTTACAGAACAGGCAAGTTAGCTATATGTGCCGCTAGTTGCAGTAAATCCGAAGGACGATTGATCAAACCAGAAGATTTTAAAGATTATCAGAAAGAATCACTGTTATGAAAAACATAAAAGAAATCGGATATGAGCACAAAGAGTATCTTAGGATCAATTATTATGTAACCACACAATGTCCGTATGCCTGTAGATATTGTCCCGATAATCTGCATAATGGAAAAAATCGTGAAATAAATCTACAAGATTTAGAAACATTTTTAAATAGATTTAGAGATAGAGAAGTTAGCGTAGGACTCACTGGCGGTGAATGTTCAGTACATCCCCAATTTAAAGAAATAGTCGAACTGATTAAATCATTAGGAATGAAGGTCGCTGTAGATAGCAATAGTGTAAGAACAGCTAGGTTTTATGAATCAACCGGAGATCTGGTAGATAATTGGAATATTTCCTTGCATCCAAGCCAGCATACACTAGATCTAGAAAAGATAAGCGTATTAACTGATAAAAGTTTTGTAGTAGTTTTTGTGATAATGGATCCCGCATATTGGGATCTATCATTAGACTGGTTCGATCAAATAAGCAATTTACCAAACTTAAAAGTAACACCTGCTCCGATTACTTATTGGGGTGCTGGAAGCACAAAAGTTGAGTATACTTCTGAACAGAGAGAACAATTATCTAAGTTAGAAAGCAAATTCACATTTACTAGAAAAAGGATGGAAGAATTACAAAAGACACACCAGTGGTTATTGCGTGGAAAATCTCTAGTAACATATACAGATGGGTCTGCTGAAGAATTTGATTCTTTTAAACTAGTGAGAGAAGATCGTAATTCATTCTTAGGATGGGAATGTTGGGCAGGAAATTATTCTCTCGTGATCAACGATGACTGTTCTGCGGGTTGGGCAAATTGTGGTATACGTAATTATAAACATTTTTTAGATATGTATCCAGAAGATATAGAAAAAAGTGTCATTTGTAATATTGAAAAATGTAACTGTAGCTTAGATATACGGGCTCTAAAGAGATCACCCAATTAACATAAATCTATTATATTTTGGTAATTCTAATGTAAGCGCAGCTATATGTTTAATCTTACTTTGTTCTTTAAATTCATTTATATCTTCTGCACAACGTATGTGTTCTTCTAGATCAAAATAATCATTGCTCTGTAATACTATCATAGATCTTCCTGGTATCTTTTTTAACCATTTTTCATAGGTTTCTTGATCTATATGTTCACAGCTAGTATTGATAACAATATCTGGATAAAATTCGTAATCATAATCCACCATGTTGCAAGTTACTGCTTTAAATCTACCTTCTATTTCTTCTATCTTATTCATAGTCCTGGCTGTTTCTTCGCAGCTAGGATCTATATCTATCGAAACTATTTTATCAATACTAATTCCAGATTGGAATAATAGGCTCGCTAAAACACCATTCCATCCACCGTGTATGACTACGTTACTAGAAGCCGAGGATACATAAGGCATGATTCCGTTTATTAACCAAGTCTTGCTGTGTATCTGTCCTTTCCAAAAACTCTCAAGCGTGCGATAGCGATCGTCGCTATTACGTATAGCATCCATCCAAAAAAGAACATGGTCTATATCAACTTGCATTTTGGTATCTTACTATCCGCCGAACTTACACAACTATTAGTTATACAAATCTCTGGGTGATCGAACAATCTAAACCCATCATTTAATGTTCCTAAAGGAGTATCGTGACAACTATAACTACGCTTAACTTCATTTCCTCGTATTATAACACTTTGATATCCGCTGTTACAACGCCATCCTTTAAATTTGTTAAAACCAAAAGCATTAAATCTCTCTGCTTGATCAAAATCATATAATTTTCCATTAGAGTCTTTTAATTCAATTTGATAGATACCTTCTTGATCTATCTGCTGAGGGAACCCAGTCTGTAATAAATTTATCATTTCCTCTGTATATCCAGAAACAACAAAGCTGGCAGTGGGATCGCTTTGTGGTTTAAGTGTAATATTAATTCCTTTATTGTAGAATCTTTTACATCTATCATAATATTCTTGGAATCTGTCTGGAACCATTACTTGGTTTATAGTTACATATATTCGATTTTCTAACAAGAATAGTAATTTATCAGCAAACTCGTTTTCGTCGGCAAACTCTGCGTGGAAGCTAGCAGTAATACTGGCTCGATTAAATTTTTTTAATGTAGGGATCATACGATTCCACCATTTCATTCCCGGACTACAATTACTAGTCATATGAAAACTTTGATAGCTAGGTAAATCATCATTAACGTAATAACTGAGTAAATTATCAAAATCCTTGAAAACTGTCGGTTCTCCTCCACTAAAACTAAAATGGAAATTTTTAAATCCATTCGACCTTGCCTGTTTCTTGATTTCGTCTATCGTGCGTTTATAAACTTCCAAAGGAAAGTGATCAGGTACATCACTGCGAGCATAAGGCCAACAATAGCTACAGTTATAATTACAAAACCTCCCCATAATCCAGCTAACAGCAAATAGATCAGTCCCAAGCATAGTCTTTTGGCCAAATTCATTTATATCATCCCACGGTATATTTTGGAAATCAGTATTTTTCAAACTCATCTTTCAACCATTTCCAATCATTTATCTTTAACAACATTTCTGGGTTACCTGCATTTGCGCAACCATATTTCCTGCCTGCTTGTGCTCCGAGCAATGCCCAATGACCGTAGTCTTGATTCTGTCCTTTAGTACACCAGATTTCTAATCTATCTTGTGTTTCAGCATCTATTTGTCCGTCTATCACTTTGCTAGATAATTTAACACATTCACGGAATGCGCTTTTCCAAGTATTAAAAGTATCTGTATTGAATGCTGTAATATTGCTTAAGATAGGAACTGATTTAAATTTTTCACTGATAGAAGTAGTCATATCTACTGTAGTTATATCCATATTCATTGTTAATTTCTTTGGTAGCAGCTTAACTCCACCATATCCATATGTTAATCCATTGATTGGATTTTGGCTCTTAAACACATGGACACAATCTTTTGACCAATCATCAACTTCATAATCAAAATTAAAATCATCAACTATTTGGGCATCACCATCAACTACCCAAAACATATTGGTCATAGATTTCTTAGCAGCAGCAACGTGTGCTTGATGGATACCAGTAACATCTTTAACTCTTTTAGCCAAACTAAATCTAGACTTTAACAGTTGCCAATTATCTTCTGCGTTTGGTTCTTTATAAGAGATAAAGATGATATCATACATTTCGTGTATTACCGTAGTGTATAACAGTTATACCATCTGTTTTTGGAAACTGTCGCCACGGATCAACAACTACGCTACCCTTAGGTATAGTACAATATAGACTATCAGGGACAAGTTGCACTCCTGTTCCCGAATAAGTCACTTCTGCATTATGTGCCATTAAGAATACAGCAGGGCTATCAATGATCGCATCATCGCCTGTGAGTGGGTCTACATAATTTAATTGTATGCCAGCTTCTCTTACAAAGTATCCTACCAATTCACTGTAACTACCGATAGTATATGGAACATAGGGTTTGTAAGCACGACCGTGTATGACTACAGGCAAATCAGTTTCTCTACTTAATTTTATCAATTTATTGGCCATACGTTCTGCTTGCTTATCTCGACTATGCATTATAGCATGGAATAAATCATATCCAAGATCCAGTTTCTCTGCTAGATATCTCAATGCTATATTATCTCTAGGATGGCAAGCCCCTGCATCACCTAATCCTGCAGTCAAGTATTTAGGACCGGTAATTCTTTGTGTAGCAGCTTTAAGAGCATCTGTCACTACATCAACATTGATGTTTCCATTAGTTTCTGCTACATCTTGTATCATATTTACTAGACCGATCTTAGCAGAAATAAATGTGTTATAAAAGACTTTTATAGCTTCTGCTTCGTCCCAAGTACCAACATTATTACGTGGATTATTTTGCATTAAAGGTTTGTAGAAATCGATCAATATCTGTGCATCACCTGTAAGAGATCCATCTTCTGTTCCAATAATTAAACATTCTGGATTAATCATATCCCATTTAACTGATCCCATAGCTATTAGATAAGGATTGTAAATGAATCTAGCATTCGTAATGCACGGACGCAAGTGTGCTCTAACTGTACCCGGCAATACAGTACTAATCAATACTACTAGCTGTGTTTGGTTAACATATTTGTTAATCTCTCTTAACACCGTCTGAACTATGCTATAATCAAAATCTCTAGGAGGTAGATCGGCTATCGGAGTAGACCCACCATAGGATGGATCGTGAGGAGTTGGTACAGCTACAAAGATTATGTCTCTATCTATTACTGCTGCTTGTATAGAATCTAATAATGGTATAGTGGCTGTTGGATCTTTTATTACATCATACCCTACAACATCATACACTGTGCTCATCACTTCTGCACAAGGTAATCCCAACTTACCACAACCTATCATGGATATTTTCATTTTAACCCTCTCAACTTTGTAAGATACTTATTATTAAACCAGCATCTATAGAATTTTTTTGCTCTAATAAAATCTTGACAAGATCCAAAAAATCACATAAAATAATAGAATGAACGAAAATTTTAAAACAGGCAATTCCTTTTTTATGTGGATCAAAATACCAATGTCCTATATTGGTATAGGAGAGATAAAATATTGGTTCCACTGTTTAGCTCCAAAAGTTGCTATGTATCGATTGATAGTAGACGACGAGCTAGATAATGCTAAGGCAAATCTGAAGCAAAGAGAAGAATATTATCCAGGAACTAAAGTCATTAGTGTTGTTATGAATCCCTGGGCTAGAGTTAGACTAGGGTATCTAGATCTAAAAAATAATAATAATCCAATAGCAGATTGTGATTTTATTTCGTTTGTTAAAAATCTACCCAAACTAAAATCTATAACTATACCCAATCAATGGTGGCATCCGTTAGATCAGCAGATAGATTGGATCCAATATACTAAAGAAGATGGTACTATAAAGAAAGCTGATTATATTTTTAAAGTAGAAAATCTAGAAGAAGATTTTAAAATCATACAAGATTATTTTGAATGTTACGAATCGTTAGTTTGGTTTACACCAATTCCAGAATATAGAGAAGCCTACGACGACGAGACAAAGATTATCGTATCCGAACTTTTTGCCAAAGACATAAAAGAATTTGGATACGAATTTTAAATATTTCTTCCTATTATCCTAGGAGTATTTTGATATACTTTTTTAAAAAATATGCTAGCTTCTGCATCTAAATCAGCAATCTCTAGATTGAGATAATCCTTTAAATTTTTACCAACAGCTTCGACTTCTTCTGCAATAGTATCATCTGTTATCGTTGGTTGTATCTTTTCTTTCCAAAAATTCGTTAGATATTCAAAGTCTCGTACATTAACATAATCCCACTCGGTGCAGTTAGTCATATAACAACCTAATCGTGTTCCGTACATCGCCCAAAGTCCGTTTTTAACATCGGCGCCAACATTTGACCAAATCAATAGTCTTTGATAATTTTGCCACCATACTCGTTTAATATCTTCTGTCTTAGCTCCTCGATCTAGGCTCATTTTTACGCCTTCTCGGAATCCTGCACGCCACGCTTGGAACGGACTACTGTTGATATAGCTAGTAGAATAACATTCGTTAAATTGATAGTATCTAGGATCGAAACAAAATTCAACTACGCTTTCAGTATCGTCTGGATCAGCATTTTCGTGCGTTTTCATATTTAGGACGAAATCTTTGGTCCAACACTTTAGTCCGCCATTTCCATATATTAATCCATTAACCGCGTTGCGTCCACACCAACTAAAAACAAGATTTGATTTAGTTCCGGCTATGTCTATTTTCTGTTGGAAAAACTTAGGGTCAACTATATTGTCAGCATCAACGGTGATAAATCTGTCAGTTTCGCTGAGATTAGCAGCTGCCTTATGTGCATTATCGCTACCTTTCACTCCGTGTACTCTTTTGGCCCACGGAACTATCTTTATCAACTCAGCATAATTTTTTTCAGCGTTAGGTTCGTCGTAGCTTATAAACACTGTATCTATTTCGTGTAAATTTAATTTTTTCATCTCTTATCCAAATGCAGGTTAGTTTCAAATATTTTTTTGGTATAGATGTTACAGGGTTCTTTATTTTCGTACCCATCAAAAAATATCCTTAATTTCCTAGTTTTTATCAATTTCCTTACTGGGAATCTTATAGTTTGGTATAAAATATTTGGATCATTTTCTGCTGTAACATAAAAAATCAATTCTCTATCATCAGACAAGGATTCAACAAATAAATTATTTGAAAGAACAAAAATAAATCTACGGTTTATATTATCCTGTTCGATTATGAGATCTACGTTAAGATCAGCCTTTTGATTTATTTTTTCAATCTTATAGATATCTAAATTAACATCAAATTTAATTGCTATATCTATTTTTTTTATGAGGGAAGGAACTCCTCCGTTAAAAACGATCTGGAAATCAGTTAATTTCCTAGATTCATCATCTAATTCTTCAGATTCTAACTCCACAAAAGGATAGACATCCGATTCTGGATAATTCCTTATATGCAATACTTTCCCGTTTGAAGGATCATAATAAACATAATGTTTAGGTTTATTGCTTGTATTTTCTAGTTTACGTAAAATATCAAAAATATCAGACATTGAATTTCTCCTTGTAGAGATTTTCATAAACCGTTACTATGTGGTCGGTTAAGAATTCCTTTTCAGTATAATGGAATATACCCGACTGCTGATGATTACCTATCTTCAATATTCCTCTAGAATTCATATAAGATCCTACACGACTCATCCAATCATTTTCGGTAGATCTCCACCCCTGTGCATACGCTTTCATATGCGTTATCGTTGGATAATCAAAACTACTAGTAATATCGTCACCTAATCCGTGTATTTTAGCAGCAAGCGCAAATACAACATCCATTGACAAACGTTTTGGTGCATTTAATGATAGGAACTTTTTAAAGAATGTTTTCCAATTTAATGTTATAATTTTAACAGTATTCCAATAATCCGATAATCGATCAGTCTTCTTAAAATAAAAAAATGCGCTATAGACATTTGGCAAATCGTTATCTATAAAAGTCTTACGATAGTAGGAATCGTCTGCGACTTCTCCTCTATAAGTCATAGATTTAGTAACAAAACAAGCATCGTGCGCTTTTGATAGATAATTCCACCAATTATCAATATTTGATAGGAAAAGCATATCAGCATCTAGTATAACTGTTTCATCGTATGGAGAAATAGAATACAGTTTCCATCTATTTTCTATCTTCCATGTAGAAAACCAAGCATCGTCATTCCAAGGAACTGTTATTATTTTATTAAAAGCATATGTGTAGTGTTGGGGGATACTATCCGGTATGTCCGTTACCAAGCAAACATCAGTTACTTCGTCCTGAGAAACTTTGATGCTGAGTGCTAAGGCATATGCCATCCTTATATAATCATCTGTTTTGTTATTTTGTGCAAATATTAGATATCCCTTAGTCATTATCTAACACCTTCAATAGCTTTTTTGTTTGCCTATCTATGCTATACTTGTTCATTATATGAATATTTTGGTCTGTTATTTTTGATAGAGTAAATTCACCTAATAGATTTTTTTTCTGTATTAAAAATATCAAACAATTCTTATTTTTAACATCTATCAATTCGTCTCTGTCTGTAGTGTAATAGATATCGCAAGGTAAACTCATAGGTTTATTCTTATTACTGAACCCACCTAGTATATGTATAGCTATGCTAAAGATAAAATCGTTGCGTACCAAACTGCTTTCTATCTGATACATGAATCGGTAATAGTCATAATTCTCTAAAATATGTTGGCAAAGGCTGAAAAAGATCTTAGTATTTTTTGTTTTTTCAAAATAAAATGCAGTTGCCCAATAAAAGTCTATACTAGCATCGCTTACTTTTACAAATTCGCTATTCTCTCTATCTGAAGATAAATCATGATGGAACTGGTTTATCATAAAGTCTGCATCGGTTTCCCATATGCTTTTTAAATTATCATTTAATAATAATAGATCAGTGTCAATAACTAGAGTTTTGTCATATGGAGAAAGATCATATACACGAGATCTATATCCGTTATCAAACCTATTTATTTTTACAGTTTGTGTATCATGGAATTGTCTTTTTTGATCAGTATAAGAATTAATCCCATCTGTTAATATTATCTTATCAAAAAAACCAACGTGTTTCTTATTTTTCTTTTTCATCCATTCGAGTGTAGTCTTATTAGTAACAAGACTAATAGGTACATCTAGTTGTTTCTGCGCATATTTTCCGCAAACGAAGGCTATCTTAGCATAATCGATTTCACTATTATTATGAGCAAATAGTAATATACCTCGGGTCTTTTCCATTTATTCTCCGACTATTTTATCAATTGATCTTGTTGACATAAGTTTGGAATAATCTTGATAGTATTGATTGGTGCTTTCTGTGTATATATCAAACACTTTTTCTAAAAATTCTCTAACATCTGAAATCATATAAGGAACTTCCATGTCATCTAAAATTACTACGTCTTCTGTCTGTTCTCTAGAAACCAATGTTGATAGGAAATTTATCAGTTCTCTGTTTATAGTAAACCTGCGACCATTTTCGTGATGAAGACAATTCTCTTTAAAAGCCTGTTTGATCATATCTCTCTGATTATTAAAAGTTATCATAAAGTTAGCAGAATCAAGTGCTGCTTTTAAACGTAAATCCATTGAGATATCTCCTCTGTCTAAAGTAATTATAACTTTTTAAAAGTCGATGAGGAAATATTGATTAGCTTGATAATAGTTTAGTATTTACTGCTGTAGGGGATGTTACCGAGACGTGTGTTCCAGATGCTCTACGCTTCGATATGGTAGAAGTAAGTGTTCCATCAACACTATCACTAAAAGCATTATTATGAGAATCGAGAAATACTATATTCACATACATATAT